ACGCTGTAGGGCAACCTATGGGAGCGTATTCTTCATGGGCGATGCTTGCTTTGACCCATCATTTAATTATTCAATTGGCTGCTAAGCGATGTGGACACCGAAATTTCAGTGCCTACGCCGTTTTAGGAGACGATGTTGTAATTCAAAATGATGCAGTATCTGCTGAGTATCTTAACATAATGAAAACGTTAGGGGTTGGTATCAATTTGAGTAAAACTGTTGTTTCAACAGAGTTACTTGAGTTTGCTAAACGACTCCGAACTCGTACATTAGATGTATCGCCGATCGGACCAGGAGCAATCCTGGCTACGTCGCGTAGACCATTAATGGCTACAACTCTTTTCGCGGATCTTGACCAACGAGGTTTACTTCACTTTTCTGATGCATTTAAAGCATACCTAAAAAGTTTCCCATTTAAGGTGAAACGATTTGGTGTTGTTTTGAGTGTATTTGGAATTAGAGGTCACCTCGGTTCACTTCACCAACTAGACGTTGAAACGTTGAGTTGGATTGTAGGTGTTGAGATTATTGACCCTAAAATGTTTATTGGGGCTCTTAAAGAACACGCATTAGTTGCGGCTCTCGCAGAAGCAGATAAGGCAGTCGTTCAAGCAAGACTCGAAGAGGATCTATTTTATAGATCTTTCTATCGACTCTCAGCTACGAAGACTGTACTCCAAGATTACTTTGGTATCTTGACCTTATTTGTTTCCCCGATGTTTTGGTTATACCTTGAGAGTTTTATACGCTCAACGGTCCATGCCGAAGCCGCTCAGGAATTACTTATTGAGTCTGCGGCCACTACTGACTTAGATTCTATACTTAAAACTTTCTTTACTAAGGACTTAAGCGTCATTTCTGTCGCTTGGAATCTGAAAGCTCATCGAACTTATGTTAACAAGGTTCGTACTTTATGTGCGAACACGTTAGTGCATTTGATTAATGAGTATTACAGCTCTAGAGGCATTGCCCAAAAGGCAAACTTCTCTAAAATCCATAAAGGGTTGTAAGCAGGTCTTCTTAATCTGGTAGTGAAACATAGTTGCAATAATACTATGAGCGCTTCCTTAATTCCTCAAAAGGGAAGTTAAGTAAGAGGTTCCGGAGAAGCGTGTAAACACGCAAGGCTGGATGTACCTACGAAAGTAGGGGGGACCAGAC